CTCCTAGTTGTAACTCAACTGGAACTTGGCTTGGATAGTTTGTTGAATCAAAAGCGTTGCTCAAGCAAAAACCTCATAAATGTTTTAGATATATCTACATCTAACACTATGGTGCATTGCGATAATGTCAATATTTTTGCTTAAATTAGACTACTTCCAAGAAGTTGCAAAATTTCCTCTATTTATTCCCTTTTGTGGTGCATTTTGTCTTGGTTCTTTTGGTTTTGATTCTTGTGTAAGTATTTTTTCCTCAATCACATCAAAGTTAGGATTGAGAATATAGATAGCTGCAAAATTATAAACAAGGGTATCTAAGGCTTCATTTCTTGGTCTAACTTGTTTCCAAACTAGTGTTTTCCTACCTCTAACAAACTTAGTGATACGTTTTTCTGCTGTGAGCTGCTTAAAGTATTCTTCATCTAGGTCAGAGCAGAAATGCAGGGTTGTATTTTCTTCTTCAGCAGACAATCTAGCGAAGATAGCTTCTTTAGCACTATCTGAACCTACGCCATAGAGTACAGCTCTGTTTTTACCTACGAATGTAGGTCGATTGGCAATAGGCTTGCCTGCTTGTGATAAACCCTTGATTGCAAATATCCTTCTGGCTTGTCTTGGCTTGGTAAATTGATAAACCATATTGGTATGATGACCACCTGAGTCAATCGTGCAACAGGATATAGGTATTAATCTTTCAGACTCGGTTTTAAATCGCTTCTTCAAATAAGCATCAAGATCATTCCAGACATTTAGTGCATTAGGATCGCCCCAGAATATCTTGTAATCACAAACCCACGCTTCATAGTTCTTGCCCCAGCCAACTAATTGCAACTCTAAACGATCTTTTTGAGTATCAACACCAGCAGTTAAGATCAGCACATCTTCTGGAATTGCGGTGTAGTCATAGTTCAACCTACGCTGCAAAAGTGATTCGTATTCAACTGCTTCTCCTTGTTCTTCCCAAGATTCGCCAAGAGCAGTATTAATCCAAGTCTTTAACATCTCTGGATTCTTTTTAGCTTCAAGAAATGATTTAGCCATATCAGCCCAAGTAGACCAGACTGAGTAAAGCTCTGATATATGAAATCCTGCTGTATCTGATTTAGGTGCTGATGCTATCCACTCACCATGCTTGAGCATCCATTGCTTTTTAGACTCATCAATAACTGAGCCACAATGTTCACAAGCATAATTGGCTGTTTCTGGTTGATCCTCTTCCCAAACTACATTCTTCCATTTCAATACTTGCTTCTCATTACACTCAGGGCATGGAACATGATAGTAACGCTTATCTGATTCTTCAAAAGCAGTTTCGATTCTTGATAATCCTTTAATTGTTGGAGTAGAGCATAAGTAAATCTTCTTATTCCAGAAGGTAGTGGTTCTTTTAGTGGCTAGTGATATTGGGTCTCCTTCGCTGCCAGCAGAATTTTCATAGCGATCTGTTTCATCAGCTAAAACAATTCTAATTGGTCTTGATGCTAAACCAGCAGCAGAGTTAGAACCAACTATGTTGAGATTACCACCTGCAAACTTCTTAGATAAAACTGTGTTACCACTATCTCTACTTCTGGGGTCTTTTACACAATCTCTAATCTTCTCAGAATCTCTAATCATTGTTGCCAATCTATCTTTTGAAAAGGCTTGAGCCATTTGAAGTGTTGGCTGCATGATTAACATAGGAGCAGGGTCTTGATCTATGTAGTAAGCAATGACATTAAGTAATATCTCAGTAGCTCCAACCTGAGCAGATTTCATAAATACAATTCGCTGTATATCTGGATCATTGAATGAGTCCATGATTTCTTTTTGATATGGTGCTCTATCAGTTCTCCATGCACCAGCTTCTGCTGATGACTCAGGAGATAATCGTCTGTAACGATCAGCCCAATCGCTAATCTTCAGATTCGGTGGTGGAGTCCAAGTCTGGTTCGACTTCTGAATCACCCTTGCGATATTTTTGAGGTATTCCATTTTGTGCCAACTCATTAAGTGCTTCATGCACTTGTTCTTTTATTATTAATTCTGCTTCAGCATATTTATCAACTGTAATAACTTGGTGAGCTATCCTAGATGGCAAGCCTAATAGCTTGGCTCTAGCATTAGCCACATAATCTATCCAAGTATCTTCAACTAATTGTGCTGGTATGAGTTGCCCTTCAAGCTCCTCAACTTCTAGCTCTGCTTTTCTAGCTTGAGCTGCTGTTAGTTTAGTTTTCTCTTCTGCAATGTCTCCAGTTCCAGTCCTTTTGTTGTAACCACCTAATTTTCTTAAGTAGGATATATAAGCAACCCTGCAAACATCAGTATTTAGTGGTGATCTGCCCTTTTTAGAGGGCAATATGCCATCTCTAATGAGCTCTGAGACCCTTTTGACCGATAAATCCAAATGTTCTGCGA